CTGCTACCCCCCCCCCGGCAGCGCCCGTTCCGCTATGTCGGCCGCAAGATGAACCCGCCGTCCGGGGCCCGCTCCGTGCCCGGCGGCATGAACTCCAGCTCGTGCCCCGCCTCGGGGATGACCCCGTAGCGGCCGCACAGCCCGCAGGAGACCAGCCGGCCGTGCTCAGGGTGGGTCAGCCCGGCCGGGGCCTCCGCGTAGCGCACGGCGTGGCACAGGCCGTAGCCACGCTGGGTGTGGAAGATCGTGGTGCCGGACATCAGTCGCCTCCGGAGTAGGGGCCGAGTCCTTCGGACGGGGCCAGGCCGCCCTTGCCGTCGGTGATCCAGTCCCAGAACGCCTGCCGGACCATCCGCTCGAAGAGGGGTCCTCCTGGTGTCAGGAAGTAATGCTGACCTTCGGGATGGTTGGCGGTGGGCTTGTCCGCGCGGGCCAGCTCGAAGATGCCCGGCTTGCGCGCGAAGGAGATGGTGCCCTCCCAGGACCCCTCGTCGTGGTGGCTGGACGGGTGCCCCGAGGCCTTCAGCGCGCCGGTGATCACGTGCGCGCGGGCCTCGGACATGGCGTAGCCGGTCAGCAGCGCCGTCTCCCACCGCGCGACGGTGGCCTGGTCCGGGCCGGCGGCGATCCGGTCCAGCTCGGCCTCGATGCCGGCTCCGTTGAAATCCCAGTGAACCGGCATTACGGCGGGCTCCCCGGAAAGGGCGTCGGTGAGCCGGGCTGGAGTTGCTGGCTGACCTCAACTACCTGGACTTCCTGATGATGTCCGCCGATCATGCTTTGGGCGACATCGGGGATGACCCTGATCTCGAACGTGCCGAAGACCGGCCCGGCCACGCATTCGAGCCGGTCGCCTGCCTTGACCAGCGGAGCGCCGTCCGGGCCTGCGGCCAGGTCGAAGAACACCACGCCCACCCGGTCCGGGGCCCGGCCGGCTACCAGCGGCGCGGGAGCGTCCTTGCCGGGCCGGACCAGGTGCAGGTCGAGCCGGCATTGCAGCAGGCCGGGCTGGTCCAGCACCGGGTCCACGATGTCTGTGACCTTGGTCCAGCCCAGCGTCATGCCGCCGCCCGCGTCCAGCTGCGGGAAGTTGCGCAGCACCTGGCAGGTCGAGGTGTAGAACATCCGCAGCCCCTGGCCAGGAGCCCAGGGAACGTACGGGGTGGCCATGCCCGGTTAATCGGGCTACTCGTCCTCGCCCACGTCGGTCTCCTGCATCCACTCGGACTCGTCAGCGAACCACAGGGTTTCCTCGTCGTCATCACGCACGTTCGGCATCACAGCCTCCTCTCATCAGGATGACGCCTGAGCGGGGCCGCCCGTAAACCGCCTGACAGGAATCTGCATCTCGTGCTCGGCGTAGTCCGCGCACTGCCGGGCCCCGTGCGTGTAGTGCACCACGCCGAGGTTGCGCGCCAGCTCCCGGCGCTTGTCGCACTTCGGCTCCTCGCACGGCATAAGGAACGCCAGGCACAGGATCACCCCTGGCAGCCGGGCCATCTCCTGGTTGCGGCGGTCGCCGGCGGCCGGGCAGTACTCCCTGCCCTCGCGGCCGCGCTTGCGGTGCCAGGGCGGCCAGCAGTCCGGCGCGCATTCGCCTTCCCAGTCCGGCACGTACGTCTCGACCTGCCCGCCCAGCTCCTTCCAGATCCGCTCCAGGTCCCGGTCTCCTTTCCAGGCATGGCCGGAGACCATGATCAGGTCCGGGGCCCGCTCGTAGACATAGCCCAGCACCGCGCGGGCCCGGGGCCAGTCCTTCCAGGTCCGCGAGCAGGTGATCAGCAGACGCCTCATGCCCTCTATTACGCCTAGGCATCCAGGTCCCGCGAACGGGAGGCCGTATAATCCTGGTGAGGCCCATGACAGCCCCAGAAACCCCCGCCGCGCCTCCCAAGCGCACATGGCGGGGGTTTCGCTTTCCCGGACGTAGTATGTGAGGGTCATGGGCTGGAAAGGCTGCGGCAAGCCGGATTGGGACCCGGATGGGCACGCGGCCGTACCCCCCGGCTCGAAGGCAGCACGCGAGCTGTGCTGACCTCCCGGGAGCAGGCAGCAGGTACATGGGGCGTTTGAGGGAGGTCCCTTCCTTCGCGGCGTCGGGCGTCGCTGCTTCCTGGCAGCGGTCGCCGGTGGGCGTCAGGTTCCCTTGAGGAACCTTCAACCTCTACTTGAGGTCTAGGGCGGAGGGAGGGGGCGAAGTGTGCCCTCGATCAGATTTCAGGTCTTCGGGCAGGTCAGGGCAGTTTTCGTACAATCCGGAGATCCTGCCTGCTAGCAGATGCAAGCGCCGGTGACTCCCAGTTACACGAACTACTGGACGTCGCTAGGAAAGACCTCGCTATTACGGTCAAAGAATTGCAGGTCAAGCTGATCTCTGTCGGCTGGGCCTTCAAGGAACCACTGCTGCTCGTCGTCGCTCCAGCGGAGACGCACGCTGTCATCCTCAGCAAATCTCTCGAACCCTGTGATCTGCCCCGAGAACACCCCGTTGGCGCGGCGTCTGCGGCTAAGCATCCGGACGGCCAGGTCGAACATGTCCACGCCCGTCTTGTCCGCGCTGACCTCGATGGCCTGGGCGTTGCGGGCCTGGGCCTGGAGCGGCTTGGAGTAGCTGTACGAGCCGATCTCCTCGGACTGCAGCGGGCTGGCCAGCAGCTGCTGGTAGGGGAACCGCAGGTAGATGTAGTCGGCCATGGCCCGCACGCCCAGGTCGGCCAGCAGCTGGTCATCGGGGCTCAGCGAGCCGTACTCACTCGCGCCGCGCTCGGTCAGCGTGGTGAACAGGACGGCGGCCTGCAGGGAGGCTGAGTTGATGTAGGCCGTGTAGCTGACCGCGGCGCGGCCGCTGAACTCGGCCACCTGCTCCAGGGTGGGGACCGGCCAGGGCATCAGGCCTCCCTCAACCGGGCCAGGATGGTCCGGAACTCGTCCTTGTGCGCGTCTCGGATAAAGGCGTAGCTCTGCTGCAGGGCCTTCCCGGCGGGCTGGCCGCCCAGGGCCCGGCGATAGGCCTGGCGGCGCTCATCGGGATACCGCTGGCCTAGCTGCACCATGGCCGCGACGTACAGCCGCATGTTCTTCTGGCGCCTGGCCTGGTTTTCCGGAATGGCGTACCAGGCCGCTGACCGGGTACTCACCGGGGCACCCGGGAGATCAGGCCGAGGACGTATTGCGAAGCCTCCCAGTCCGAATGCGAAGCGGTATGCGCGCCGGCCGCGCCGCGGTGGTGCCAGGCGCACAGCCAGCGGAAGTTGACGGCCGTCTCCACCCAGGCACCCACCTCGTCCGGGTTCGAGATCCCCGGGTAGTCCCTCTCCAGCGCCTCCAGGGACACCCCGTTCTGCAAGCTGAACTCCACGTGCGCGTGATGCAGCTCCAGGCCGGGCTGCCAGCCCTTGCTGTCCGGGCGAGCTGGCCGGCCCTGGGCATCCAGGCAGTCCGCATAGCCGATCCGCTCGCCGATGTAGCAGCGCGCGGCGCTGCGGGTGCGGCGGTGATAGGCGTTGAAGTCGCGGTAGTGCGGGTCCGAGGTCCGGGCCGGATGGGGCGGGAAGTGCATCAGGTACCGATGGCCTTCGGTCTGGACGTGCGCCCTGACCTGGACATCAATGTGATCCGGGGTAGCGGCCATGCCCGGTTAATCGGAGACGGGGAGCCGCGCACTGCCTGGTCCAGCCGGGGGTCCCGCGTATTCACCATCCGGTGAGACCGTACGCGCGTGCGCCGAACAGCCCGTCCTGCCTAGGGTCCCGCGGCCGGGGCTTAGAACAACTCCCCGCCACTACCCCTATCGGCAGCTAGGTCAGCCCAGGAGGGCGGAAATGTCCACCGTCGCACCCAGGGAGGCCGGGACGGACACCCCGGTGACCGGGGGCGGGCTGATGCCGTCGGCGGTATTGAGCCGGAAGGCGATGGCGTAGGTGAACGGCGGGCTCACCGCGTCGGTCGTCGGGATGGTGACCGGGGTCATCACCCCCTCGGTCACCTGGGCCAGGGCCGAGCCTTCCAGCAGGGCGTTAGCGGCCGGATCGTCGAGCGGACCGGACGCGGTGAAAATCACGGCGCCGGTCAGCGGCTGCCCGTCGAGCGACAGCACGTGCTGCCCGGTCACGGTGATGGTGGTGAGCCCAGCGGGAAACGTCACGGCGCATCACCTCAGTACCGGAGCCGGAACGCCCCGGTTGCGCCGGGCCTCGGCCTCGTCCGCGCGCCGCAGTTCCTCCTCTGAGGGACCGCCGGCCAGCTGCCCTTGCCCGCCCACGGTGCGCATGTCCTCGTAGTGCGCGGCCGGGTCGACGTAGCTGCGCTGGAACGGCCAGGGCCCGTGCTCGAAGTACTGCCGGCCCCACCGCGCGAACTGGCCGGCCTTGTCCAGCATGATCCAGCCGACCGCCTCGGGCCAGCGCGGGTGATCCGGGCCGATGGCCAGCTCCTGGCCGCGGTACCAGACCCGGCCGAACGCGGTCAGCCCGTCCTCGGTGAAGTGGATGAGCAGCGTCTCCCCCTCAGCTGGCACGATCTGCTCCGGGGCCTGCTCGAACGCGGCAGCCGCCTGCACCGCGGCGGCATGCTGGCGCTCCCGCTCGGTCCGCTCCTCCTCGGTCAGCTCGGCGGCCGGCTTGGGCCGGGCCGTCTCCGCCCCAGGGGCCAGCTGCGCGTTCATCGACAGCCCGCAGGCCGAGCAGAACCGGGCAGCCGGGTCGTTGGGGTGGCCCAGCGCGCAGGCCTGGGTGCGGGGCTCTCCGGGCGGCTGGGGGTCCTCCCAGGGAGCCAGCTGCCGCGAGGCGGCCACGATGTCGACGACCTGCTGCTTGCCGGACAGTCCTGCCATGCCGGGGCAATCGTCCCCCCGACACGCCGGAAGCCCCGCCGACGGGACGGGGCTTCCGGTTACCTTTGACCGAGCAGCTGAAGCGCGCTCGGTATCAGGCTACTGCTTCCAGGACAGCAGCGGCCGCCGCACGAGGTAGTCAGCGAACCGGGCAGCCAGCCGGGGAGAACGCTCCACTCGGCCCATGAACACGTTGCAGTTGTAGCAGGCCAGGGAACGCACGCAAGCCGGGCACCCCTTCTCCGGGTCGTGGCCCTGATCGCAGTCATGAGCGTGCTCCACGCCCAGTCGCATAAGGTCCCCGCTGGCGTGATGCGGCACGGTCTCCCCGTTCCCGCACAGGAAGCACGCCCCGTCCTGCTGTTCCAGCAGCCAGAGGTACTGCTCCTCGGTGATGCCGTACCGGTACTTGAGGCGGGCCCGCCGGTTAGCAGCCCGGCCAGGCTCGGTCTTCAGGTAAGCCCGCTGGCGTTCTGCCCGGCGCAGCCGGGCCTCATCCGGCTCGTGCTCTAGGTACTCGGCCGCCTTGACGACCATGCAGGCCTTGCACCGGGTCTCGCCGGAGCTGTACGCACTCCACGGCTTGTAAGCGTGACCGCAGCTTCCCCTGCCGCTGTAGGAGCATTCCCGGCCCTCGTCGTCAGTCCGCCACTGGGCCTTCGGCTGGTAGTCGGGAGAATTCCTGCGCTCGCGCCAGTCCCGCATGCGCTGGGCCTGCGGGGTATCGCTCGTCTGCTGCGACGCCTTCTCGCGGTGCAGGCAGCCGCACGACAGCACCATCCCGCGCACCAGCGGGAATAGTGTCACCCACTTGGCGACGGGCTCGTGCGGCTGCTCCGCTGTCCCCCGGCACACGACTAGCGCGGCGGGCCTCCCGCTCTTCGGGTGCTTCCCCAGCTCGCTCACCGTCAGGCGGCCGAACTCCTGGCCTGCCTCTGCCGTTACCGTCTGCTTTCTCCCCATGGAACCAGCGTACCAGGTTTGCTAAACACTAGAGCCATCGGCAACTATGCTAAGTCCTGAAAAGAAAAAGAATCACTCTACGAGCAAGCAAAAAAGCCCCCAACTTCGATCCGGGGACTCTTTTGCTCAGAACCTGTAGTGTTCGGTCTTACTGCTTCCAGCTCGGGTTGAGCCCGGTGTAGTAAGAACCCAGGTTTCCGCTGGTCGGCGTGGTGTTGGAGGCGATGATCCCAGACGCCACGAGCATCTGCTCCGGCCGGGTGACGATCGGCAACAGGTGCCATTCGAGGAGATACTGCCGGGCGCTCGGGTCCTTCTCCTTCCAGGTCTTCGCGAACTTGCCCGTGAAGCCGCTCGGAGCCTCGTCGTCCGCGGTCGGGCCGATCAGCAGCTCCATCGGCCTTTGATCCGAGTAATTGCCCATGTAGAGCACGCCGTCGGGCACGAAGAAGGTCAGGTTCCCGGCGTCGGACTCATAGACCTGCTCGACCGTGTTCCAGACCAGGCCCATGAAGCCGCTCATCATGCCCGAGGAGTAGAACTCGTCCTTCATCCGGTCCGACAGCATGGTGGCCGGGATGTTGACGGTGGCGCCGGAGGTGGCCTGGGTCCAGGCCTCCATCAGGGCGGCCATCGTCACCGAGGTGGCGAAGACCTCCTTGGCCGGGACGCGGCCGTGCACCTGGATGATCCGCTTCCAGGACCGGACGTCCTCCAGGATGGAGGCCGGGTTGGCGTAGCTCGGGGTGCCGCCGGCTCCCAGGTTGGTGTTGGCCGCGCCCAGGTCGGTGGGGTTGCCCGAGGAGCCGGGCAGGGTCAGGCCCGCGTTGACCAGCCACGGGTTGGCCGGCGCGACGAAGTGGGAGGCCGGGAACTTGTAGTTCACCTGCGCCTGGACATCCGCGTAGTTGTACGTGATGCCGCCGCCCATGGCCTGCCAGGCGCTCCACTCGGCGAAGTTGTCGAAGCGCCCATTCAGGTCGTTGATCTCCCTGAGCACGGCCTGTTCCGCGTTGATGCGCGCGATCTCGCCGGGCGTCCTCAGCCAGTGCAGGGTAGTAGGTTCGAAAACTTTTTTCTCCCTCAAGTAGATGAAGGAGGCGCTTTCCTGGGACCTGCCCAGGCGGGCGATGATGTGCGCTTCGGAATTGGGAACGTTCGGCTTAGCGACCGCGCGGGAGCCCTTGATGACGTCCCAGGTCGCCGACGGGAACGGCCACGGCGTCTGGTCGAGCCGGTTCAGCATCACGTGGGTCTGCGGGGTAACGAACTTCTCGACCACTCCGCGCAGCACGACCGGCTCTAGGAGGCTGATGTCAGGCATATTCCGAAAACTTCCTCTGCTCGACCTGGCTGACTGTCAGCGACTCGATCACGAGCCCGGCCTGCGCCGCCCGTTATCTCGGGCCACCTGGCTGGCCTGGCCGCCTGCCTTCGGCGGTTACCGGGTCCTATCGACCGGCGCATGACAGAGCCCCCGCCAGTGCGTCTCGCCTGCGCCCTGGCGGGGGCTCTGCTACCTTGCGGCAGCTTTCAGAACATGAAGGCGTTGGTCCCGGTCGGGCCCGCGCCGCCGGAGGCGGTAAGCGGGTTGCCGTCCATCGGGCCGCCCGGCCACTGCGGGCTGCTGCCGACCGGCCCGCCGAACGGGACGATCCGCGCGCCCAGGGTGGCCACCGCCTGGCCCGCGGCGGAGCCGAGCCCGTTGGTGTTGGGGATCAGCGAGGTGGTGTCCGCGCCGGAGACCACGTTGGCGTTCAAGATCCCCCTGATGACCATGTTGCCGAGCGCGTCCCCGGCCACCTTGCCGGCCGGGCTGGCCGGGGGCACGAAGGTCCCGCCGGCCAGGGTGATGGCGTCCGGGTTGACCCCGTTGGTGTTGGCGTTGTAGGCCGCCAGGCTGGCCGCTCCCGGCCCGCCGGTGTCCCGGGCGTCGCGCAGCACCCCGAGCGCCACCGCGCGCCCGTCCGAGGCGCTCGGGGCGTAGGCGAAGTACTTGCCGGACGCGGTGTGCCGGGCGATGATGCACCCGGTGGGCAGGATGCCCTGGCCCGCGGCCAGGGTGACGCCGCGCTGGGTGAACCCGGCATAGGACAGCAGCAGTTCGGCGACGGCCGGCGCGTGGAACTCATCACCGAACTCCTGGCCGTACCCGTGCGTGGGCTTGACGTAGCCGGGCGGGTAGTCAAACTCCACGCTGTCGTTAGCGGGCATCGCTGCTGCTCCTCGCTCTGCCTGGGCTGGTTACTGACGCGTCTTGGTGCCGTTGGCCGAGAAGAACTGGCCGTGCTCGGCGGTGAGGCGGGCCACCTCGCCGTCGATGTCCTGCTCCTGGCGCTGCTCGCCGTCGTTGGCCGGGACGCCTTCCTGGGCGGCGAGCTTCACGTAGGGCTTGTCCTCGGGGGCGAGGATGGCCTCCAGGCCCTTGCGGTTGGACAGCGCCATCTCGATGGCGGTGGCCTTGGTCTTGGGCAGCAGGCGGCCGGCCCCGATGTAGCCGTCCACCTCGGCCGTGGCGGCGGCCAGCTTCAGCTCGTCCACCGAGTCCCGCAGGCCCTTGTTGTCGGCGGCCAGCTCGACCACCGCGGCGGAGACATCGGTCAGCTTCAGCTCGCCGTCCTCGCCGGCGGCCAGCTTCACGCCCGCGCCCTTCAGCGCCTCGACGACCGCGGCGGACAGCGCGGCGGTGTCGGGAGCTGGCGGCTGCTGCGCAGCGGCCTGCAGGGCCTCCACGTCGATGCCGTGGTCCTTCTTCAGCTGCTCCAGCAGCTGCTCCCTGGTAGGCGGCACCTCGGTCTCCTCCGGCGGCGTGAGTACGACGACTTCGCCGGTCTTATCGGCCGACGCCGCGATGACCTCCTTGTAACCCTCCAGGTTGACGACGTACGGCCGGTTGGTCACGGCCACGTGCAGCAGCGTGGGCCCGGCCTTCTTGCCGGTCGAGGAGTCGGTGTAGTTGGTGCTCAGGAAGGCGGAGGCACCCAGGTAGGTCTTGCCGAACTTGTCCGCGTCCTGGCGCGCGTCGAGCAGCGCGTAGACCTTGCCGTCCCGCTGCCTGATCCCGACGACCTCGCCCAGGTTGGCAGCCGGGCCCTCGACGTGCTCGTTGGAGTCGTTCGCCAGCGGCAGCTGCACGATGTCGCAGACGCCTTTGGCGAAGTTGTCCTGCATCGTCGCCACGAACGCGTCGTCCACGTTGATGACGTCGCCGGTCTTGGGGTGGATCAGCGGCCCGAGGTTCAGGATGTGCTTCTCGAACAGCTTCCCGGTGACCCGGCGCTGCCGGGCCAGCGCCGCCGGCACCTCGTCGACCGCGGAGAAGGTCGCGGACCCCGCCGGGGCCGGGATGATAAAGCGCTCGTCGCCCATGCTCTGGGCAATCGGATGCCCCGCCGGCCGGCAGCAGTGTGACCGGCTGAAGCCGACGAGGCCAGCCCTAGCCTAGCGCGGCAGGCTACTCCCCCGCGTCCAGGTGCTCGGAGGTATCCGCCTTGTCCGGGGCGCTCTTCACCGGCCCGGCCTGGGCCGGGGCCCCGGCGCTCACCCGCCCGGCGATGTCCCGCAGGCCGGCCGCGTAGGCGGGCGCCGTGGCCTGGCACAGCCGGGCCGCTGCCCGCAGCTCCGCCTCCCCCGTCTCGTAGTCCTCGGCAGCCAGCGCGGCCTCGGCCCGGTGCACGGCCTGCTGCGCGTCGCTCAGGCCCTTGTCCTGGAACCGCCGGGCGGTGTCCGCCAGGTCAGCGAAGACGGTATCCGGGCGCGCGTCCTCCGCGGCCGACCGCCACTGCCCGGGGCCCTTGAACTTCTGGGTCTTCGCGTCCATGCTTCCTCCTGACTGAAGTCAAGTATACCCGGACAGCAAGCACCCCGCACAGGGCATTCCCGTACGGGGTGCTGGCCGGGCGGGCTCAGGAGTGATAGAACACGACGGCGCTGACCGAGGCGTGAGCAGCTGGCGCGGGGGCGACGGCGGCTCCGATTCCCAGGCCCAGCCCGATGGCGATGGTGGTGGCGGCGATCTTGCGGCGCATAAGCGCTCCCCTTCCGTGACGGACAGTACTGTGACCGTAACATACAGCCCCGGCACGGTACCTGGCCTGCAGCTGCGGCGCATACCTGGTACTACGCCTCAGCTCACTGGCCCGCTATGTGCGGCGGCCAGTAGCCGTTGCCGTCACTGAACCGGTACGCACCGCCGATATTGTGCGTGTAGGCGCCGATCTCCTCGGCCTGCTGCTGGCTGTCCACCACCAGCACCGGGTCGAAGTCGATCCGGTGATGCTCGTCGTCGCGGAAGACGCCCAGGTGGAAATTCTGGCCCTCCAGCAGCGACCCGAACCGCTCCAGCGCCAGGTCCATGGCCCGGTTGAACTCGGCCTCGGTCGCGTTCTCCGGGATGGAGATGGTGTGCACGCCCGGCGGCTTGACCGAGACGGCGAACTTGTCCGCCCCGTCCGGCACCAGCTCGCCGGTGTGGGCGTCGATGGTCACCCCGCCCCAGGAGTCCTGCACCGCCTGCCAGGCCTGGTCGCGCAGCGCCTGCCAGTTGGAGGTGAGGCCGGTGATCGGGGAGCGGTTGTCCTCGTAGGAGTTGAGCAGGTCCCGGCCCCGGCTGGCCACCTGGTGGAACTCCGCCGCGGTGACCGGCCGGGAATTGCCGCGGGCCTCCGCCGCGGTGATGGGAGTAGGCGGCAGCGCCGTGGTGCCCAGCTCGGTCCGCAGCCCGTGCTCCCTGGCATAGGCCTGCCACTGCGCCCAGTGATTGCGCATCGCGGTGATCAGGCCGGTGTTCTTGCCCTTGACCCCGGCCTTGGCGGCGGCCACGGTGGCCTCGTCGTTAACCCGCTGCTGCCGCAGCCAGGTGATGGCCTGCACCTGGTGCGGCGCGATCTCCTCCCCGTCCCGCTCGGAGATCATCTTGGCGGCCTCGCGGTACATGTCCGCGACGTGGCCGTAGAACGGCTCCTTGGCGATCGGGCTGGCGAACTCGCCCTTGCCCTCGGTGTCCTCCTTCTTCAGCGTCCGGCCGGCGGCCACCGACAGGGCGTGCCTGTCCACCACCACCTGCCCCAGGGTGTCCTCGGGGTGGTCATGGCCGAGCGCCAGCAGCCGGCCGAACGCGTTGGTCTTCGGCGCCTGCAGCACGTCGTCCGGGTGCTCGCCGTCCAGGATGCGCTGGGCGCTGCGCTGGGCCGAGCCCATGATGACGCCCTCGCCCGGCCCGAGCGCGCGGCCGGTGTGCAGCGACCGGGCCGCGTTGTAGATGTTCAGCGGCCAGCCGGTGCGCGGGGAGTAGGCGGACAGCACCGCCGCTCCCTTGGCCGCGTCCCCGCCGCCCAGCGCCCAGGCCAGCCGGTAGCCGTCCTCGTACCAGCGGCCGCCCTGCTCCTTCTCCGCCGGCGTGGTGTCGTCGTAGGCCTTGACGATGTTCTCGGGACTCATCTGGTTGCGCTTGAAGAACGGATGATCGGCCGGGTTCTTGTAGGTGCCCCGCTCGCGCAGGTGCCGGGACGGGTCCGGCCGCTCGTAGCCGTGCTCATGCTCACTCGCCGTGCGCGCGGTGTCCTGGGCCTCCCGGGCAGCGCTCTGGGCCTTGCCGCGGGCCCAGTTCGCCTTGCCCTTCTCCAGCCAGGCCTTCTCCCCGGCGGTGATCCACTCCTGCTGGCCCTTCTCCCAGTCCGGGTGCGGAATCCACCAGTTCCTCGGGGCGTCCCACCACTCGCGAGCCGGCGGTGTAGGCGCGGCAGGCTTCTCCCCGGGCTTGAGGCCGGCCTGGTACTGGCTCACGACCTCGGGACGGCCGGTGCGCGGGTCGGTGCGCTGGTACTGGCGCACGTTACGCGTGTCAGCCAGGGCGAACACCGCCGCCTCGTCTACGAACTGCCTGCGCACCGTCCAGCCGTCCACGGCCAGGTAATCGGGCCGTGAGGCTACCCGGCCGTCATAGATCTGGTTTCGGGTAAGGGACTACCGGGCGGAGCAGCGCTCTCGCTGCTCTCCGGTCCCTGGGCAGCACGTAAACGTGTTTCGGCTGTTCCTTCACCAGGACAAGACCCAGCAAGTCAGCAGCTTCGGCCTCTGAGCGGATTTCCGGGCGAGCGGCGTAATAGTCCCACGGACGCCTCTTATTGACGTAATTTCCTGCGCTGTCTACATAGTGGTAATGGCAATTTCCGGTGCCGGGGCCGAGGTATAGCCAGTTGGCTGCCTGATAGCATCCTCCGTGGTGCCCCGCATCTGGCGCGGAGTACGCCACCAGCAGCCTGATCTGACGGGGCAGCTGCCGGATGCAACGTGACAGGAACCACGACTCGGTATTGAAACCCGTGTCGTCATCAGCATAAAGACGCGTCAGCTCGGCTGTATTTTCCTCGTTCCCGCCCGCCCATAGCGAAGGAGCGACTAGGCGACCGGAAGGACGCCCGAAGATGGCCGCCCCGCGAAGCGAGCCATCCTGGTCGAACAGCCCGAAGCACAAGGCTGACACCTTCCCGCCCGACTGGGTGTAGTGACCGGCGCGCATGATGCCGGCAGCAACCGGGAACCGGACTGGCCGGACCTCATGACTTCTGGGGTCGAACACCTTCGCCGGGTCCGCCCATGCTGCTGCCCGCCCATGCTCCTTCGAGGGAGCTTCTGCCAACGTCATACATACAACTACGGTTAACCGGGCTACTACGGCCTCCTCGGCTCCGGGCTCATGCTGGGCCAGGCCCTCCACCCGGGCCAGCACCGCCGCCGGGCCCGCCAGGGCCGGGCCGGACAGCACCAGCCCGCCGGCCGCCAGGGCCGGCATGTTCATCGGCCCGAACACGAAGTCCGCGTGCGGGTGCACGCGGGCGTACTCCATCAGCAAGAGCAGAGCCAGCGCATAAGCCGCCGGCTCAGTGGTGAAGTAGCGCAGGGTATCCGGGCCCGCCGGATTCCCCGGCAGGTCAGCGTCCAAGGCCTACCGCCCTTCTGCCAGCCCTCGCATCGCCTGATCCATCCCGTGCACCGCCGCGCGCAGCAGGGCTAGCCCCGCCCGGTACTCGTCCTCCGGCATCGCGCGGACGTCTGACGCGGCCAGGAAGCCGCCGACTTGGGGAGCAGGAGGCTCGCCGGCGGTACCCGTTTCATCCTGGCCGCCTCCCGATGGTACGGCCGCGCCGCCCGGATTGCGGACGATCTGCAGCCAGCACTCGCAGTACGGGTGCAGGACCGGCCCCTGCAGGTCGCCATGGTACAGCCGGGGCGGCTGGGTGTATATGATCGGCGCGCCGACCGGGAGATTGTACTTCGCGGACCCGGCTTCGGTAGCCACCCGGCGCGCGGAGGCGCCCGGCAGCGCCGCCGGGCCGCCCAGGTACGGGGCGAAGGACTCGCCCAGCCCGATGGTCACCCCGTCGAGGCGGCGGCACCACAGGCACGACGCCGAGGCCGGGTTCCGGTGCCACCGCTTGCGCGCCATCTCCCCGGCCGCAGAATGCAGCGTCGCGGTCTCGATGGCCGCGGCGGTCCGGCCGAGCCCCTGCGCCGCGGACAGCGCCATACGGGCCCGCTGGGAGGCCTGGCGGCCCCATCCGGTCACCGCGGCCGCCACCGCCTCAGCGCGCCGCTCAGCGGCGTCCCGGCCGGGGTTGGAGCCCGGCGCGTCAGCCCCCTGGATGAACCCGCGCGGCGGCACCGAGGCATGCGCGGCGCTGATCCGGTCCCGCAGCTGGTCCAGGGCACCGAAGATCCGGTCCGCGTCACCCTGCAGCCGGGCATAGCCCAGGTCCTCCGGGTCCGCCCCGGTGCCCAGCCAGCCCTGCTCGATGTAGGCCATGGCCGCCTCGTGCCCCTCGCTCAGCGCTTCGCGCAGCGTCGCGGTCACGTCCGGCCGCGCCAGCAGCGCGGCGGCGCTGCCGCGCGGGTTCGCCCGGGTGATCAGGGCCAGGTACGCCGCCGCGTTCGCCAGGGGCGAGGTCACGGCCGCAGCGAGCCCGCGGCCCAGCTGGGAATCCGCCATGCCTGGTCGCTGCCCTCCGGGCTATAAGTCGAATCTAGCTACTCCGGGCTGATATCTCCGGTGAACCGGGTTCTGCGATCCATGTCCTCCCCGTAGGTGAGCACCAGGTAGGGGTCATTACCTGGCCCGTGGGCAGGCGGGAAAACCGGCTTGCCGCCGATCCGGAAGTGCTCCATGCACTCGTGCTTCTCCACCAGCAGCAGGCACTCGAACAGCCAGTTGACCCAGCTGCGCTCGTTGTAGGCAGCCGGCGGGACGGGGAAGTAGTGATGCACCCGGTAATTAGCGCCGCGCTCGGGGTGATAGCTGTCATGGCCCATCGTGATGACGTCCAGGGTCAGGCCGCGGGAGCCCTGGCCGCGGTCCAGCTCCTCCAGGATCAGCTTCCAGCCCGGCCGGTAACTTGCGCTTCGGACGAGGCCTTCCAGCACCTTGGGGTACGGGGCTGACTGGATTAGCTGACGGCCCGAGGCCGGGGGACGGTGCTCCACCCCCGGCTGATCGTCCCGGCGGCGGGCCGGTGACCGGATCGGTGAAGTGCCGGTAGGCGTGCCCGGAGATCGAGTCGCCCGGCATGGCCACCAGGTGCCAGCCGAGCTGCGGGTGCACCGCCCCGGCCCCCCGGCGCGGGCGGGGCACCGGCTGCGGGACCGGGGCGGGCTGAGCAGGGCTGGTAGCCGCTGCCTGCATGGTACCGCCGGCCTGCTGAGCCAGCGCGAGCAGGCGGGCGGCCGCGATCTCGTCCACCAGGTCGCTGGCCAGCCGCATCAGGTCATCGCCGGCGCTCACGATCCGCGCCCCTGCAACCCGGGAGCGCCGGGCCCGCGGCCGCCGCCCAGGCCGGGCCCGCCGGCAGGCTTCGGCGGCCCGTCACTGCCCGGCGGGCCGAACCCGGCGGGCGGGAACGGGGCCGGCGGCGGAGGCTGCGGAGGCTGGCCCGCGGCCCCGCCCGCCCCGGCGGCGCCGGGCTGGGGCTGCATCGCCATCGCCTGGGTCTGGGCCGCCATCTGCTGCTGCATCAGCCGCTGCTGCTTCTCCCGCTGGGCCTTGATCTTGTCGTAGTCGATGGCGAAACCGAAGTCCTGGGCCAGCCGCTCCTCCAGCTCCAGCATGAACTCGGGCGTGACGTTCGCCTGCTGCCCGGCGGCGGCCAGCTTGTCGAACGTGTCCTGGATGGCGGCCTTGGCCTCCTCGGTCAGCGGGCCCCACTTGAACTCGGGGTACTTCTCGCTGCCGAAATTCCAGTCCACGAACCGCGGGAAGATATGCGTGTTGATGATCTCCGCCATTTCCTCCAGGATGCCTTCCAGCATCAGGAAGAACGTGACGTCATCCTGCTTCCCGAAATCAACCAGCGTGGAGTCGCCGCCGCCGCCGCCCTGCGAGTCATCGAACCACTGCGCGAGCACCGACTTGGACATCTGCGAATTGTGGTGGTTGATCAGGCCGAGGAAATCGAACCGGCTCGCCGACTCATTCAGCGTCTCGACCGTCCAGTCCGCGGTGGGCAGCGCGATCCACTGCGCCAGGCCCAGCTGACTCAGCGCCTTGATGAAGTTGTTCTTGTCCTCGGCCGGGGCGTTCGGCACCATGGTGCCGACCCGCAGGCCGCAGGCCGCCCGCTGCGCCGCCAGGTGGGCGATGTAGTAGAGCTTCTCCTTCTTGTCGTAGTGGTAGAAGGCGCTCTCGAACATGGACACGCCGTAGAAAGGCCGCTCGGCCTCTTCGTGCGCGTAATAGAGCGCGGTTTCCCGGGGGATCTTGACGTCAATCGTCCGGCCCTGGAAAAAGGTCCGCTGCCGGAAGCCGTTAAACTCGCCCTGCCCGTCGAGCAGGAACGTCAGCGTCTCAGCCGGGCGCCAGTCCATCTTCCGCAGGGTGATCTTGCCCTTATTCGGCCCCTTGGTCGGGACGTGGTAGACAAGTTCCCAGGCCGAGAAGCCATTGAACAATGCCAGCAGCATCTGCTTGAGGAACCGGCTGAACGAGTGGGTCATCCCGCCCATCTGCTTGGGCGCGAACAGCAGCTCCTTGCAGAACTGGGCCTCCTCCAGCCCGCCCTCGATCCCGTCCGCCGGCACCACGTCGGCGTTGGCCATGGCGGCCAGCAGCGGCTTGGTCAGCAGCCGGTACAGCGCGCGGGCCTGGCCGTCCCGGCGGCGCATGGTGACCAGCTGGCGGACTGAGATCGGGTCATCACGGAACACCTCCCAGGAATCCCGGTACGGGACGCTGAACGGGAGGAAGTACGGAACGCCGACCGCGAAGTCCTGCGCCTCGGGAGGCGGCTTGGGCAGCTCCTGGTCCTCGGCCAGGAGATAACCTTCCTGGCCGTAGCCCTGGCTCGTCACGCCCATGCCGCCGGGCGGCTGGGTGTTCGAGCTGTACGGGACGCCCTGCCCGCCTCCTGGGGTGGTCACCCCGGAGAAATCGTCAGCTGCCCTTGCCCGCGGCCGCGTCGATGATGCCGGTCACGTTGTTCCAGGGGATGAACAGGTGGCGCTTGTCCGCCAGCTCGATCATCAGCCCGATGACGTTGCCCGACTCGGCCCCGAAGGTCACCGCGTCGGAGTCCACGGTGTAGGCGTCATGGCCCTCGACCGGGGTTCCCAGCTCGATGGTGACGTCGCCGGCGTTGAGCCCAGGCGCGTTCCCGAACTGCGCCAGCTCCTGGTCCCAGCGGCCGCTCAGCTTCATGCCGGTGGTATCGGCGGGCTTCCGGGCGGCCGGCCTGGAGCCCAGCATGCGAATGACTGGTGATGAACGCACCCGATGGCCGGCCGCCCTCGTGCTGCCCGGACAGCGTAGCGCGGCCACTCCGGCACGTCTAGGGACATCTCCGCAGCGTGAGCATCATGGTGACCCCGGCAGGACTCGAACCTGCACGACAGGGCTTAGGAGGCCCTGGGTCTATCCGTTGACGGTACGGGGCCGTGGAGGCGGAGACGGGACTCGAACCCGTGTAGAGCGCTTTGCAGGCGCCCACCTGACCAGCTCGGACACCCCGCCATTATCGTACGTGGCCCCAGCAGGAATCGAACCTGCGACAACCCGCCTCCGGAGGGCGGTGCTCTGTCCGCTGAGCTATGGGGTCAGTGGCGGAACCAGGTGCCGACCCTGGCTTGTCCCTGAGGACGACGGTTTTACAGACCGCGGAGCGCGCCGGCGCTCACTTCCGCCTGGGGTGGCCGACGGGTACGACCCGCACCTCCGGGGCTCACAACCCCGGGCTCTACCTTGAGCTACAACCACCATGTCCGGTTCCAGTCGCGCCCGGGCGTTCGGGTACAGGAGCCGGCAACCTCTACCGCCGGGTGGGCGCAGCAGGGATCGAACCTACGACCTTCGCTGTGTGAAAGCGTCGCTCTGCCGCTGAGCTATGCGCCCCTTGAAAAATGGACCCCGGCAGCCGGATCTGCCGGCTCAGCGCCGCAGCGCCGCCGCAGGACCGGGGTCTCGCGCGCTCGGGAGGACTTGAACCTCCACCCTTCCGGTTCGTAACCGGATGCACGATCCGTCGTGCTGCGAGCGCTAGAACTCGCCTACAGTAACCTACTGGCTACTGCTGGTGTCAAGCGTGGGCGGGGCCAGGATTGAACTGGCGTCCTCTTCCTTGTCGGGGAAGCGCGCTCCCGCTGCGCCACCCGCCCTGGTCAAACTGTTACCGGGTATGTACCGTCTGTGTCATGCGGGTCATCCTCGGCATCGGTGCCGTCCTCATCCTGACCAAAGCGGGCCTGCCCTGGGTGGCGGCCGTGCTCGGCGTCGGCATCATCCTCGGCCTGCGGGCCGGCCGGGCCTGGGGCTTCAACCAGCTCGGTGCCTTCGAGCGGACCGAGCGGATGCGCCGGGCCCGGTCCAGGCAGGGCGGCTGGGGGATCTTCTGAGCGGGCCAGACGGGATTTGAACCCGCGTCCTTCTCCTTGACGGGGAGACGAGCACTCCAAGCTGCTCCACTGGTCCTTGTGCGGGGCACCTCCCGCTCCCTGGGTATGGCGGCAGCTCCGCCCAGCGGGGCCCGGGCCGGGCGTACGTCCCGGCTGTACCTCACGGGCCCCAGGCCCACGCGCTCCGGTACTTGGACTCGAACCAAGAGGGACAGGGTAACAACCTGCTCGTTTACCGAATTAACGGATACCGGATTGGTAGCGGGGGCGGGATTTGAACCCGCGGCCTCTGGGTTATGAGCCCAGCGAGCTACCGAACTGCTCCACCCCGCGTCGTATGGCACCAGCCTAGCCGGTACCTCGTGGCCCTACAGAGGCTCGAACTCTGTCCAGCTGCTTGAAGGGCAGCGATCCTACCCATAGACGATAGGGCCTTGCACTACGTGGTCCCGGCGGGCTTCGAACCCGCGTCACCGACTTGAGAGGCCGGCATCCTGAGCCTGACTAGACGACAGGACCATGTTAAACCAGTCACCTGCCGAGGCGACTTATCCACAGGACCATCCGTCAGCTGACGGATGTTTTGTTACTGGTGCGCCCGGAGGGATTCGAACCCGCGACCCGCTGCTTAGAAGGCAGCCGCTCTGTCCGGCTGAGCTACTGGCCCTGAGTAGCGGTAGAGGGTTCCGACCCCCCGGCCTCCTGGTTATGGGCCAGGCGCTCTGCCAGCTGAGCTATACCGCCGTGGTGGGCAGGGATGGAATCGAACCATCGCCCTTCTGGATATCAGCCAGCTGCTCGAACCCCTGAGCTGCCTGCCCTTGGAGGAAGGTAGAGGTGTCGAGCCCCACGGCCTCGCGACCGCCGCTGGTTTTCGGGACCAGCTGCACCGCCGGGTGCGTACCTTCCGGAGGAGAGCGGACGACTCGAACGCCACGGCGCGAAGCCGCGCTCTCGTTAGCAGCGAGGCCCGGTCACCTGACCGGTTCGCTCTCCGTGTACTGCGTGCGCTCGGAGGGACTTGAACCCTCACGCCCTCGCGGGCACACGGACCTGAACCGTGCGCGTATGCCGTTTCGCCACAAGCGCTTGTTACTGGTGCGGACGGCGAGATTCGAACTCGCGATCTCCACGTTGGCAACGTGGCGCCGTAACCGACTGAGCCACGTCCGCATGGACGCCTGGCCTGGTCGGCCAGGACTTACACCGCACATCCGCCCGGAGGCGGGAACGGCCCTTGCGGGCCTTGAGCCTGCTCGGAGAATCGAACTCCGGCTACCGCCTTACCGAGACGGGGTGCTGCCACTGCTACTAAGCAGGCGTGTTTACTTCGTATGTTCGAGCCAACGGAGCCGCGTGGCCATTGCGCGAGGGTTCGAGGCGAAGGTGACCATGATTCGGGCCAACGTCCTCGACAGGAACCAGATACACCTTGTGGGTGTCTGGGCAATAGACCCCGAACAGCTCGACCTGGCCTCTATAGCTGATGCCTGAGCCACCGCGGTTCCTCGGGTCCTGGCTGGCGGTGTTAAAGACGACTACCCCGTTACGGAGACGGCCTGTCTTGCATTGGATGCGCAGGAACCTGCCGTCTGAGTCCACCACCAGGTCATAGCGCCGACCGTTACCGAACGGGACGAGCACGCTGTCATAGACCTGAAGCAAGGCCGCCATGACGATGGCCTCGGTTCGGTCCCCCTTCAGGTGCGTAGGATGCATGGTTAACGATACATCCTGATAAAGGACACGCGGACGCCGGTCCGAAGGGCACGTCTGCTTACCTATCTGTCGCCATCCTGACGATTCCTGACGATTCCTGACAGGAAATCTCCGCCGGAAGCCGGACGATCACGGACATCCGGCATTAGAGCTGGGGGCCAGGGACTCGAACCCCGATCCCGCGGCACCAAAAGCCGCTGCTCGGCCCATTGAGCTAACCCCCATCGCGGCGGCCCCGGCCATCAGGTCCGAGCGCGGAGGTAGCGCTCCGCGCGCCGGCTGCCGGGCGCTACCCCGGCGGTGCCGTGACCCGGTGACCGGGAATCCGCCATGTGTCCGCGGGGAGACTTGAACTCCCACGCTCCGCTAGGAGCACTAGCACCTCAAGCTAGCGCGTATGCCTATTCCGCCACGCGGACCTGTACTGCTGGAGCCGGTGAGAGGCATCGAACCCCCGACCGTCGCTTTACGAGAGCGCTGCTCTGCCATCTGAGCTACACCGGCATGGCTGAGGTACCTGGACTCGAACCAGGAGACTCCAGGGTCAGAACCTGGCGGGTCTGCCATTTCCCCTATACCCCATCGTCGCCGGGGGTCTTTGCTCCCCCCGGAGTGACGGCCTTGTTCCTCCCCAAGGAGGGACCGGACACGGATTCGCAGGACGGCCGTGTCATCCGCGTGGGCGAGGTGGGATTCGAACCCACGCACTACCGCTTTTGGGGCGGCTGACTCTTCCGCTGGCCTACCCGCCCGTGCTGTGCTCCGTCAGGGAATCGGACCCCGGACGCGCGGGTTAAGAGCCCACCGCTCTGCCACTGAGCTAACGGAGCATGAAAACCGGCGCGGGGGAGATCGGTGTCGGCCTCCCCCTCCCGCCCGGCCGCAGCCCGACAGCCGCTTGCACCCAATCCGGATTATCCGTCCGGCCGGTACCTCTTGATCGAGCGGATGACGGGACTCGAACCCGCAGCAGCTGGCTTGGAGGGCCAGCACCCTTCCATTTGGGACTCATCCGCAGGGCCCCGGGGCCGTGCCGGTCCAGAGCCTGGTACACCCGGCTTGCGGCCAGGCTCCCAGGGTGCCGGCACCGTACCCCGGGGCTTCATCGCCAGGATGCCTGCCACCAGGCGGGAATCGAACCCGTGGCTTCCTGACTTATGAGGGTCGCGACCCTCATCGTGGTGCCGGGTGTACTCGACACACCGACCTCCCGCTTTTCAGGCGGGCGCTCTTACCAACTGAGCTACAGCACCGTACGGGAGCGCTCTGCCGCTGAGCTACCGTTGGCATTTCCAGCCGCCGGGCGGGATTCGAACCCGCGACCTCTCCCTGTGGAAGTGCTCTTTCCAGCTGAGCTACAGGACTGCCGCCCCGAGCGGACTCGAACCGCTGACCTCTTCCTCGTCGGGAACCTCAGAGTCGAACTGAGTGTGTCCTGGTCCCAAACCAG